CACCGCCCTCTAAATATAACCAAGTTGTGACTAGATTACAGGTAATTGACCTTGCTGCTTGTACGTGTGAATGTTCCTGCACCTTCACCGCTGGTGTCGAAACCACCGGATTCAAGATCTTTACAGATGATGATATGGTAATACAGATGAGCACCGAAGATGTTGTCAACAACACCATAACGGGTCAATAATCCAACGCGAGGAGCGAAGTCGTTTGGTCCAATTGTACGTTGTACCATCACTGGGATGTACGGACAATAGACGATACCTGTGTCATAGAACTCAGGACCTTTGTATCCCATGAGAACGTAGTTGAGTTCTGCGCTGCGTTTAACTGGTGATCCAAGAGTGTCTTCACTCTTAGAAACCTGACTAAACTGAGACTCGGTGCGTGTGTCGCGGTAAACGTTGAAACGTCCACCGAGATTACCAACACGAGCGATACCGACCGGTTGTGTGTTAACACTACCATTGACGGACATCCACTGGAACTCAGGAAGCATCTCGAGAATCGCACAAACCTTAGGTGTAGCAACTAAGAAGTTAGCTGCACCACGACGGTTACGTACGGCAATTCGATTTGCCTCTACAATAATCTTGGCATAAAGGTCACGATTACGCTCTGCCATCCAACGACCATCAGCTAGCTTGGGTGTCCAAGCGCTGTATCCATGGCCCTCACCAGCATTCAATGCTGTTTGAACCATTCGCATGATCATTTCCCGGTCGATTTCAGCCTGAATTTCATACGACATAGCGTTTGTCAATTCAGTGTCGATATCGATACCGTTCATGTTCTTGAGATCTTGTTCTAGTTCTACACTCCAGCGAGCTGCCAACCTACGAGTACCGGCTTCAACAGCTGTCTTTTCAAATGAAACGAGCATCTGTGGAATGTCTCCGGTGAGTTCGAAGTTTTTAAGCAATTCAGCTACACCTTGATCCTCTTTGGCCATATCGAATACGCCGGTCTTACCGGTCAAGTCATCAGACTTGGTTCCGGTGAAACGAGTGTCAAGGTAGTTGTAACCTACTTCCTTACCGTCGGAGTCTGGGTCGGATGTACCACCACCAGCTGTTCCTGTAGGATTTGGAGTGGATTTTCCGTCAATTCCGGTGCCAAGGGCATCGGTCTCGTAACGATAGCGAAGTGCGAATGCTAATCCAACTGGACCGCTCATGGGCTGCACACCAACGATTTCATTGGTGATAAGCTCGGGGAACGTACGACGGATCATTGGAATGAGGATCTTAGGCAGACGAGCATCGCCAGCTGCATAAGAGTCAACATTACCTAGAGCATTACCAGCACCACCGTTGTCGATGGATCCGAAAGCTCCGGATGTTCCGCCAGAAACGTGTCCTCCACCATGATAACCACTCTCTTTCAAGCACCATGTCTCTTGGTTTTCCAAAAGAATAGCGGTGTTCAAACGAGTGTGATCGTCTTCAATGGATTTTACATTGCTAGAACTATAATCAAGAACAGGGGCCCATTTCTCCATTAAGAGATTTGCGCGACTTTCGTCAATATAAGAATTTGAACTTCTAATTTGTGACATGATATTTTTTCCTTTTCTGATTCTCAGACCATATAGGTCTCAACTTAAAATTTACCCAGCTCGGACATGTAAACATTTCCAAGTGGATTCAAATCTGATTTTGTGTTTTGTTCAACCGGTTGTACACTTTCTGTGATCGGGCGATCTACTTCTGGTGGTCTACTGGCAACTGCTTCACGTTTACATTCTTCGATTTTTTCTTCTTCAGTTTTGGTAAACAACCGAAGTGTGTAATCGAAATTTTCTGTGATGAATTCAGGTGTTTTATCTGATAATACTCTGAATATATAATTTCTCTTCTCTTTCGGAAGATCTTGCGTCTTTTCGTTGAGAAGCATTTGTGTCTTGAGCTGTGTCAACTCGTTTGACAATTGAGAATTTTGCTCATTCAACGCGCTGATAGTTTTGTTCGATTCATCAATGACCGTCTTGCCTTCGTTGATG